TGAAAGAGCTGATACAAACTTACAGTTTGACATAAAAGATACTATACAGAGTTACATACCAGCTGGCCCAAATCAAGTTGAGTTTCAACCTAACATTGATGGCCCCGGCGGCCTAATTGACCGTATTATGTTACGTAAAAATCTTACAGGTAACGAGGGTCGTAAACGGGCTTATCAGTTTTTAGGTACAAGTGTTGCCACACAAATTAGAAACGGTGACATGTTACCTACTGATGGTGCTAATTTTAAAGATGTTCTTAGATTTACAAGTAAGCAACAGCAAGGTAAACAAGTAGCTTTCCATGAATTACAAATCGGTAATAACGATCAGTTTATTGATACAATAATTACAGATATTGATAGAGCTATTGATTCTGTACAAATAGACCCTGATGTAAAAGCAAAAAAAGCGAGTGATAGATTTTATCAGACTCAAGTACTACCATTACTAGAAAAGCATGGCAGTTTTGATGATATACCACCAGAACGATATGCTGACTTAGAAACAGCTTGGGCTAATGATCCTACACTTAGGTTTGAGCCATTTCCAGAATATATAAAAGGTGGTTACTCTAAAACTCAAACAGGTAGTAGATTTAGTAATCGTAGTTATTCTAATCGTATAAATAAAGGCGATCCATACTCTAGCTTTAAAGATGACCTTAGAAATGATTTTGCAGCAGAATTATCTTTAGGAGCAAAAGGTACAGAAAGCGGTTATAAATTAAATACACTTGAAGGTTTTGAAGTAGATAAAGCTTATGGTGAGTTTATAGAAATTTATGAGTTAGAAAGAAAAGACAACCCTAATGAAAGTGACGCAGTTTTATTTAAAAAAGCTTATGACAAGGTATTTAAAAAACTAAAAAATAGAGAATATAGAGAAGAAGAACAACCATATCTAACAACACAAGTTGATATGGCACAGATAGCTACAAAAATTATACAGGATGAAAGTATATTAGATGCAGAAGGTTACTTATCTCTACACGAGCTACCTCAACTAAATGAAGCTAGACTTTGGTTTCTTAGAAAAAGAGGTGATATACCACAGTTCTGGAAAGACTTAGCAAAGAAGACAGGACAAGACCCTAGATTATTGATGAAGCGTAGATTGACTGCAACTGGTGGTTATGATCCTAAGACAATGAGAATTGTAAAAGATAATCCTTATCCTGAGCTTAACGAGTTTCAGCTTGCAGACTTGCAACGTAACCCTACAGCACATAAAGGTATCAGACTGTTCTATAAAAGAGATGGTAAATCAGCTGCTGTAGTGATTGACGCATCTAGAATAAGAGATAAAGATGGTAACTATCAGGAAGATGGGTACTATGAATTTAGACGAGGTGGTATAAAGAATCCTAGAACAGGTGGTGAAATATTTGATATGAGAAGTGTTCTAAACTTATCTAAAAGAGGTGGTACAAACTGGGGTCGATATGGATTTACCTCTGGTGAAATAAAGTTAATTATGTCATCAGGTAAAATAGATATAAATGCTAAATTTGATGAAGATACACAAACTCAAATGTTAGCAGTATTATACGAAAAACAATTAGAACAGAAGAACGCTATTCGTGGTGTCGCAATAGATGGTAAAACATTTTGGCGACTAAATGATTTGACTGCAAGAGAAAAAGAAGCGGTAGAAGAGTTCTTCCCTGCACTAAAAGAAGCAGATTTATTTGGCAACTGGGCTACAATGTCCCAAGATCTTATTGATATAGTCTTCTCACCTAAGAAAGGTAGAAGATTTGTCGAACCTAAAAAACAAACTAGACGTGGTAGACGTTAATGGCTGAAGAGTATACACTAAATTTTGATAAAGACGATCTGGAAGCGATGCAAGAAACTGCTCAAGAAGCTACAGAAGCCTTTATCCAGCGTAGAGAAGAAGAGCGAGTCGATCAAGAAGCTTCACAGCAAGTCGAGCAGCAAGCTGCCGATGTAAAGTTCGACCCTCGAAACGCTGAAACATGGGGAGCTAAGGCTCTCATTAAAGAAGGTCAGTCCATTTTATCTGGTGGACTACAAGATACAGCCTCGTCACTTGCTACATTTCCAGAGCGTACAGCAGACGCATTATCTGGTGAAATGCAGAGGCAACGAGAAGAAACAGGTGAGTATAGACCAGACTGGACACCATTTGGTGCATACGATAACCCCATCGAAACACATACATGGTGGGGTAAACAGTTACGTGGACTGGTACATTTTGGATCTCTTGCAGCTGGTACAATACTAGCAGCAAAAGGTGCAGCCGCTACTGGACTTATAACAGTACCAGCTGGACTAGCAGCATTTGCTAGTAGTAGCCTTGTTAGAGGTGCAGCTGTTGGAGCTGTGTCTGACCTTATATCAAAAGAATCAGATGAACAAAACGCATTAGGTGCATTACGTGACCGATATGGTTGGGTAGATACACCTTTGTCTACAAAAGACACAGACCATCCTGTTATGATGAAAGTTAAAAACATCGTAGAAGGTATGGGTATAGGTCTTATATTTGATGGACTTGCATATGCCTTAAAGAAAGGCAGCAAAGAGTCTGTAGATCAGATTGTAAATCGAAATAAAAGTCTTAAGAATCAACACATAGAGGCTGGTATTGCACAACTAAGACAGGGCGATGCTGAGTTTAGAGCAGATAAAAACTTACCACTAGCAGAACCACATCAAGCTGCACATATATCAGAAGTAGAACCACAGGTAGCTAGAGAACAGCTATCTAAAACTCGTACAGACTGGGGCTCAGAAGAAGGATCTACAGGTAGTGTAACAACACCAGCAGAACGTGAGCGTATAGCACGAGAAGGTGCAACAGATGATGAAACAGTTGAACGTATTTTACGTGGTTTATTTAGTAGTGAGAAGTTTGCAAAAGAATTAGAAAAGGCAAAAGGTAGTAGAAAAGCTTTAGCTGCTACATACAGAGAAGCTATCGAAGCACATCAACGTATTACACAGGGTAGAAATCCTGTTGATATGTCACCAGAAGAATATCTAAAAGAGCTATTTGAAACTAACGATGTTATTGATGGTTTTGAAAACTGGACATCTAGGAACGTAGTTGTTGCTGACCTTGTACTAGGTACACTAATGAAACAGTTACGTGATACTGGTATTGCTGGTAGAGAAATAGCAGACTTAGTTGATCTAAATGACATAGATGGCCCAGCTAAGCAAATTGTAGATACTATGCTAACTGCATTGTACCAAACAAAGAAAGCAAGATTTATCAAGTCTGACTCATTTAGAGCTTTGGGTGCTGGTAAAGCTAGAAAAGAAGCACTAGAAACTGTAGTAAAACAAGAAGTAGAAGATGCAAAAGAAGCTATAACGTCTGTACTAAATCTTGCAAAAGATGATGCAGATGATAATTTACTAAACGCATTGTTTGAAGCGTTTTCTATGATGGATGATGTCAACTCACTTGACGACTTTGATAATCTTATGCGTACCTTGCTAAAAGGTGGTAAGTTAAAACCTAATGGTGTAGATCGTACTGGTGCTATTATCAGAGAACTAGAAGGTGTGATGACTAATAGTATTCTATCTGGCCCTAAAACTCCAATGCGAGCTATTATGGGTACATCAACTGCAACGTTACTAAGACCTCTTGCAACTGCATTAGGTTACGCTGTAAAAGCACCATTTACTGGAGACACTCGTGGACTAAGATCTAGTCTTGCAGCTGTCAACGGTATGGTAGAAGCTATACCAGACTCATTTAGAATATTTAGAACAAAGCTAAATTCTTACTGGAAAGGCGATCTAAGAACTATTAAGACACGTTTCTCTGATTATACTAGAGGTGACGATAACTGGGAGATACTACGTCGTTGGGCAGAAGATAGCGGTAGAGCTACACCCGGAGAGCAGGCTGCATTTAGACTTGCTAACATGGCTAGGTCTATGAACAATAGCAACTTGTTGACATACTCTACAAAGATTATGGCTGCAACTGACGATGCCTTTGCATATGTATTAGGTCGTGCTAAGATGCGTGAAAAGGCTATGCGTAGAGTTCTGGAGCTACAAGAAGGTGGCTACAAAACACCCAAGGTAACTAAAGAGTTAATGAGAGCATACGAAGATGACTTCTATGCACAAGTGTTTGACTCTGCTGGTAATCTTACAGATGAAGCAACTAACTTTGCACGTAAAGA